GGGTGTCCAAACCACAGGTGTTACTGGAATTGTTACTTACTTCTATGTTTCTGGTGTGTTTGATAACTCACACATCAGAGAAAATGACATTCTGACAATTGATCAGGAGAAAGTTAGAGTTCTGAATATTGATGCCAGAACTGGAAGACTGAGGGTTCGTCGTGAGGAAGAAGGAACCACTGCTGCTGGTTATGCTTATACCAGTGGTGGAGTTCTTTATGAAGATCCCAGAAAGTTCTATGTTAATGTTGGTCTTATTAAGACAGATAAACAATTCAATCTGAACAAAGAGATTTATTTTGATCCTTCCGAATCAGTCGCAATTGGAACTGTTACGGGAACTGGTCTTGGAAGTACCATCACCTTTGGCAATCCTGGTGTTGGAAGAACTAATATTTTCATCCCGCCACAACAGGTTTATCTTCCTAACCACAAACTGCGTATTAATGATAAAGTTTATTATGCAACCAACGGTGGAACAAGTATTCAGATCTGGAATGGAATTTCTGGAACCGCTTATACAAGTCTGACTGACTTTTCACCACTTTATGCTGTTCCTTTCAATGAAAACTTTGTTGGATTTGGAACCAACAGAATCGGTCTAAGTTCGACTGGTGGTTATGTCGGTGTTGGAGCCGATGCTGGTTTGGTGTATTTTACCTCTGTTGGTGTTGGTGACACACACAGTTTCACCACAGACTTGAATAACATCATTTCTGGAAAGATATCCAAGAACATTGTTACTGTCTCAACAGCAACAACACACTCCCTTCAGAAAAATGACACTGTGACGGTCAATATTCTACCGATCACAACGAGGACAGTTGTTGTTAAGTACGATCAATACAATCGTCGTATTGTGTTTGATCCACAAGACTTTGTTGCTGGCGATATTGACACAACTTTTGATACCATCACGTTTGCGAACAATCCATTTCAATTTGGTGATAAAGTAATTCATACATCAACTTCACCGACTGGTGGTTTGGTGGATGAAGGAATCTATTATGTTATTCCTTTTGAGACAAATAAGATTAGATTGGTTTCTGAAAAGTTTGAACTATCTTCTGCTGATCCCAAATTCATTAACCTGACAAATGCTTCTGCTGGAACACTTTCCAAGATCAACCCAGCAGTAAGAGCAAACAGAGATAACACAATTAGGTTTGATGTATCTGATCCTTCTCTGTCATTCAGCGTAAATGGAATTACTTATCCTGCTTACAAACTTCAATTTTTCATTGATTCCGACTATTCTCAGGTATTCTTTGCGACTGATGGCGGTTCTGATCTTTTGGTAACTAGAGGTGGCAGACCTGGTATTGATTCCGATGCTTATGTTCAATTGGTAATCAATCGTAAAGTTCCCAATGTACTGTTCTACAAGTTTGAACTTGATAACATCTCAATCATCACGGAACAGAAGAAGGAGTTGATCATCGATGATGATGTACCCAACTATACTCAGATCAATCTTGTTCCAACTGCCTATGATGGGTCCCACATCGTCACTGGAATTGGTTCCACAACCTTTACATATAATATCCCAAACACCCCAGAGACTTCTATCTTTAATTTTGACAATTCGCAACCATCATACGAAACATCATCTAAGACAGAGAAAGGATCAATTACTAAATTCCAAATCAATGGACCTGGTTATGGATATAGAAGTATCCCTGGATTCACTTCAGTAAGAAGTGCAGAAGGTACAGGTGCTATTGTTGAGCTTCAGAGTAAAAACATTGGAGTCATTTTAAACAATAAACTGAATGAAATTGGATTCGACTATCCTTCCGACAAAACTGTTAGAGTTGTTGCCAATCTCCCAGAACTTACAACTGTTGAGTCTTTGACATCGTTTGAGAGGATTGGTATTGCTTCTCAAGGTAGAAATTATGTTGTTGCTCCAAACTTGGTGGTGTTGGATGGTCTGACAGGTGAAATTGTTCAAGGTTTGGATCTTTTCTACCATCTGGGGGATGATGAAGTTACTATTCTTTCCAATGCCACTGGAATGAATAATATTCCACCAAGAATTATTCCAATCAATAACCCCAATGGAATTGGTCTTGGAACTGCATCTTATGACGCTTCAACTAAAACAGCAAAAGTTTATCTGAGCAGAAGTTTTAGTACTGGTCAAGAGTCCCAGTTCCCATTCGATGTTGGAACTAAGTTGATGATTGAAAACATCAGCGTTGGTGTTGGTTCTACTGGAAGTGGTTATAACTCTTCTGATTATGGATACACTTTCTTTGAGATCACAAATTATGATCTGAATCTTGGCGGAAGAGGTGCTTACATTGAATACAGTTTGGATGGAATTATTCCAGACGGGAAAGTCGCAGGAAATGTTGACGCAAGAAATTCTTATGGTAGAGCAATTGATGTTGATGATCTTGCCATTTACAACTCAGTCCTCAAGACAAACGATTACTTGATCGGTGAAAACTTTATCACTGATTCGGGTAAGCGTGGAACTGTTGAAAGATGGGATCCAAAAACCGAAAAACTTGTTATTAGTGTCAACGAAGAAATCAACATTGGTGAAAAGATTATTGGTAGATCTTCTGATACTCAATCAATTGTTAGAAGTAAGGTCAACTTTAATTCTGAAATCACCATTGGTGCTGGAGCAACTGTTAATGATGGTTGGCAAACCAATTCTGGTTTCTTAAATGATAATCTCCAGAAGTTGCCAAACAATGAGTATTATCAGAACTTCTCCTATTCACTGAACTCGACCATTCCTTATCAAACTTGGAGTGATCCCGTAAGTGCGTTGGATCACACTGCTGGATTTGCTAAGTTTGCTGATTTGGATATTATTTCCAAGGAAGAACAAAGTAGTGCAATTGTTCAGACATTTGCTGCTGGGGTTGATCTGGTTGTTGATGTTGTTGGCGAAGCAAGTCTGAATTGTGAGTATGATTGGGATTTGGTTACAGAGGAAACTGTTTTTGTTAGTAACGAAGTTATCTCTAAGGAAATTATCTTTGAGACCAGATATCTTAAAGATTATAACAACTCAATTGGAAACAGAGTCCTGAGCGTAGATGATATCAGTGGAGAGTTCAATAGTAACGAAAGAACAACTCCTTATGCTCCAGTTGCCAGTTATGAAGACAATGATGTCTTCAATAAAATCTTCACTTATGTGAAAGATGTAAAGTTTACGGAAGAAAGGCAGTTCTCTGTTGTAAGTGCTATTCAAAAGTCAGGCGTTGGTTATCTTCAGGAATATGCAACGATTGAGAATTTGGCTGAACTTGGTTCCTTTAGCATACTTGATACCTTTGCTGGTTGGGATCTTATCTTCTATCCACTTCAATTTGAATATAGCAACTATGATGTGTCATCAGTTTCGATGTCCATCGTTGATAATCTTGGAACAGAAGACACTCGAAACTTTGGTGATATTGTCTTGGTGTCCAGTGCTACCACAACTGCTGCAGCATCGGCAACAAGTACACTTGTCTCAATCTCTTCGACTTATAGAAGTGCAAAAGTTTGTGTTCTAATTGAAGTTCCAGAGAGTGATTACACCGGAAATGAGTTTAATCTCGTTCACGATGGAACCAACGTATCGATGGTTGCTTATGGTGATATGAAGTCCAATGAAGAGACATTCTACAGCGGAATTGGAACTTTCAATTCATATCTGAGTGGTGGCAATATTATTGTAGACTTCACACCTGATTCTGCAATCACAGAAACAGTTAATACTTTCTCCTCTGTTGTTGCTATTGCTGACAGCACTTCTAGTGGAACAACCGACATTGAGACTCTGGAATCTGCCAGAGTTAGAACATACTATAAAGAAATTCCAGCAGAAACAAGTCCCTATGCTGTAACTGTTGCTTCTTATGATGCTCCATATGCATCAGCATATTATCTTGTCGGAATTGAGGATCTGACAAACAACAATTATGAACTTGTTGAAGTTGGTGTTCTCAATAATGATGATGGTGAAGTCTTTGTCACATTTGGAAATGTATTAACTGGTGGAACTGGCATTGGAACAATTGGTGTCGCTCAAACTACTGGAACAGAAGTTGATCTGACATTTACTCCAAATGCAAATACAGAAGTTCAGGTAAGAACTTATGGAATGCAATTGCAGGTCTTTGATAGAAATGAACAACCACAGGATATTAACATCGGATCAATCAAAATCCATAGTGATTCCGGAACATATTCCGGAACAAAACTAGACCTGAAAACTTCATTCGATATGAAGCACAATGGTCTTCACATCTTTAGAAGATCCTTCCTTGGAAATGATCCTTCAATTGCAAATACTTACAGGAATCAAGTTGAACTTCCAGATCACTACTTTGTAAGTGGTGAGCAATTAAATTACAGTCATGCTGGCGCTGGATCAACTATGGCGATTGGAATTGCTCTGACAACAGTTCCTGGAATTGGATTGACTGACAAGCTTCCCCCAACACTCTTCGCTGTTAATATTGGAGGAAGGGCACTTAAGTTTGCTTCTAGTCCAGAAAATGCTCTGAAAGTTATTCCTGATGTTTTTGAAATGACCTCGGTTGGCATTGGAACATCTCATAGTATTTCTGCAATTAATCAGAACTCCAAAGCTTTGATAACGATTGATGATATGATTCAATCCCCAATCGCTAGGACACCAGTTACATCTACTCTCTCGGGTAACATTGCTTATAACCTTACTCTACCAGTAACTGGAGTTACATCTTTCTTCGCTGGTGATATCATTCAAATTGATGATGAGATTATGACGGTCAAGGGCGTCAGTCGAACAGATTTGACAATGAACGTCCAAAGAGCTCAGATGGGAACCCCATTGAACTCTCACGCGAATGGGGCCACAATCAGAAAACTAACTGGTAACTATAACATCACCGACAGCACGATTAATTTCGTTTCAGCACCATATGGTAATGTTCCACTGAGCACAACAACTGGAGATCCAAGTTATCGGGATTGGACTGGAATTACAACCAGTTCTAGGTTCCATGGCAGAACCTTTATGAGGAATGCTCCATTTGAGTCTCTGGATGAAACATATTCACACAACTACGTTTTCGATGACATTTCGACCCAGTTCACTGGTATTACGAGTCACTTTATTCTGACCTCTGATTTTAGTAACACTGTTGGATATTCGACAGATAACGGAATCATTCTGATCAATGGGATATTCCAGAAACCAGACAGAAATGTTGATGAAACAATTTTGGAAGATGATTATGAGATGAATGAAACCTCTGGAATCACTACCATTACTTTTAGAGGTACAGGTGTTCAAGATGCATCTGATCCAAATAAAACAGATCTTCCTACAGGTGGATACATCACTTTCGTATCTTCCCAAGAGGGATTTGCTTATCAACCTTTGGTTTCTGCAGGTGGAACAGCAAATATTTCTGGATTGGGAACAGTCTCCTCGATCAGCATTGGTAACAGTGGATCTGGATACAGATCTGGAATTCAAACAGTTGTGAATGTTGGTGTTCAGACCTATAGTGGTGGAATTCCTAATATTGAGTTTATTGGAACTGCTGCCATCAGTGGCGGTCATATTGTAAGCATCGCAATCACCAATCCTGGAGCTGGTTATACGACAACTAACCCACCAGAAGTCGTGTTTGACGCTCCTCTGAATTATGAGAACATTCCTCTTGTTTATGCTTCTGGGTCTTCAGGTGTCGGAACTGGCGCAAAAATCAATATCACGGTTGGTCAGGGATCAAGTGTCATCAACTATGATCTCACTCGATCTGGTTATGGATATGAAGACGCAGATGTCTTGACTGTCGAGTTGGGAGGCACAACTGGAATTCCAACAGACACAACCAAAACATTTAGTCAGTTCCAACTGACCGTTGATGATCTCTACTACGATAGTTTCAATGGTTGGACCCTTGGTGCTTTACAAGTTTATGATTCTCTTGATGATCAGTTTGATGGTGAGAAACGCAAGTTCTTCCTCACAATTGGTGGAGTTGATACTTCTATCGACACATTCAACGGGTCTCCAATTGAACTAGATCAAACACTTTTGGTCTTCATTAATAATATCCTTCAGGTTCCTGGAGAAGGTTACATCTTCAATAGAGGTGGAAGAATCTTATTTGCAGAACCACCTCAGATTGGTGACACTTCTAAGATTCTTTTCTACAGAGGAACTGAAGGTGTTGATGTGAAGTTTGTCGAGATCATTGATAATGTTAAAAAAGGTGATGATTTGAGAATTAACAATGATCCACTAAATGATCAGACCATTGCACTAGATCAAGAATTTAGAACTGCATTTGAGGTTAGAACATCTGATTTGGCAACAACCAACCCATACATAAGACCTGGAGTCACTCAGGACACCAATCTCACGAGACCAGTAATTTGGTGTCGTCAGACCACTGATAGAATCATTGATGGGGTTGATGTTGGTAAGGATAGAGAAAACTATGAACCCAATGTTTATCCTGCTACTTATATCTTGAACGACGTGGGTATTGGTTCAACTGGTGTTTATGTTTCCAACATTAGACCATTGTTCGACCAATATAATGAAGGTGAATTTACCGAAACCTACACTGACATTTCTGCTTATCAGAAGAAGATTTATCTTACCTCACAAGATACTCTAACTGCTGCTGCTGCAACTGCTATTGTATCGACTGCTGGGACAATTAGTTCCTTCGATGTTACCACTGCAGGTTTGGGTTACACATCCGCACCTGAGATCACTGTTGCCAATCCTGTTGGACTGGGAACAACGCAGAGAGCAACTGGAACAGCAGTTCTGAGTGGGTCAACCATCGGGTCTATATCTGTTTCCTCACCTGGTACTGGTTACACCGATACAAATCCCCCACAAGTTCTGATTGCTCCACCGAGACTTATCAATGAGGACATTGGTGTTAGCACATATAAGGGTGATTTTGGCACAATCGTTGGTGTAGGAACAACAACCTCAGGATCGCAGAGTCAGTTCTACTTTGATACTTACATCCCTCAGGGATCTGTTATGAGAGACATTTCATATGTTGGAACTGCGGTAACAGTTAGTGGAATTTCCACAGGTGATTATCTGGTCGTCCTAAACACAAACCTGTCTATTGGGGGAACATTTGCTTCTCAAGATACAACAGGAACAAAGATTGGTATTGCAACCACTGCTTTGGATTGTGTTTATCAGGTTACAACTTTCGAAGATAATGATCAAATTATTCACGAAGGTTCATTGGTTGGTTTCACAACTACACTAAGAAGAATTTTCGTGAACGTTGACAACGCTGGAAGCATTGGTTACACCACTGCTCCTTATATGGGTGATTTTAGTTGGGGTAAGATTATGTTCAAAACAAGAATTGGTGCCCAACCATTTAATTTCTATGGTGATAATGGTTACTCTGGAATTTCGACTTCTGGATTAGTAACAAGATTGAATCCACTTAGATCCGTTGGATACACAACGGTTTAAAACACCACTAAATAAAGAAAAACTTTCTCACAATGGCAGCAATAATTACTGACCAACTTCGTATTTTGAATGCTAAGAATTTTGTTGCTGGAATCCAATCCACATCAAATTCTTACTACACATTTATTGGTCTCCCAAACCCAACTGATTACCAATCAGATTGGGATACAGATCCTCCTGCTCCAAAGGATAATCCCAGCCAGGCTGATGATTATTATGACACTATGCTGGCGCTAAAGAAAATTACGCCAAGTGATGCCAGTCAGGTTGTGAGAAAGGTTACCTGGCAATCTGGCGTCACCTATGATATGTGGAGAAATGACATCTCCAGATCTAACCCATCCCAACCATCGGGTGCGTTCGATATCTATGATGCGAACTTCTTTGTGATGAACTCTGATTACAGAGTTTACATTTGTCTTTTTAATAATGCAACTCCTGAAAACAACTACAGGGGTGGTCCTTCTCTGGATCAACCAACTTTCACTGATTTGGAACCAAGATCTGCTGGTTCGAGTGGTGATGGATACATTTGGAAATATCTTTATACAATTACCCCATCGCAAGCAATTAAGTTTGATTCAACCAATTATCTCCCAGTTCCCAGTAATTGGTATAGTAACTCCACCGATGCTGCCGTAAGAGAAAACGCGTCAAACAGTGGGCAAATTAAAATTGTAACTATTCGCAATCGCGGTGTTGGTCTTGGAACTGCCAACTCGGTTTACACAAACGTTCCAATTTTGGGTGATGGTTCTGGAGCAAAAGCAACGGTTGTTATTGATAATGACTCCAAGGTTGATTCAGTAACAGTTTCTTCTGGCGGTGCGAATTATACCTTTGGTACTCTTGATTTGGCTGCTGGTGGTGTCCCAACAGGAACAACCGAGGCTTCTTTCAATGTGATAATTCCTCCACCTGGTGGCCACGGTGCTGACATTTATCGTGAGTTAGGCGCTTATAACGTTTTGACTTATGCAAGATTTGAAAATGACACTGATAACCCAGATTTTATTACTGGGAACCAGTTCGGGCGAGTTGGAATGATTGAAAACCCACTTGCAAATGGTTCATCAACAGTAATGACTTCGGATAAAGCGGCTGCGACTTATGCAGTTCGTCTAACTGGAGCTGGATTCAGCGAAGCAATATTTGGTGCCGACTCATATGTCACACAAACAGTGGGTGTTGGGTCAACGGCAGTGGGTAGAGTTGTTTCTTATGACCAAACAACTGGTGTTCTAAAATATTGGCAAGATAGAACTAACTGTGGTTTTAATTCTGACGGCACTCTGAATCCAGATCCCACTTATGGTTTCAGAGAAAATCGTTTCACTGCGACTCCAAATAGTGGAGATCTTTATGTTCGTGGAGGTAGCATCACTTTGGGCATCGATACTGGATTCCAAGGTGTTTCAACCGTAATAAATAACAGAACATACTACCTGGGACAGACGTTTGAGTCTGGACTTGCGAATCCAGAAGTTGAAAAGTACTCTGGAAACATCATCTATGTTGACAACAGACCTTCTGTAACAAGAAGTTCCTCTCAGAAAGAAGACGTTAAAATCATTTTGCAGTTCTAAAAAATCATGCCACAGGAAACTAATCTCAACGTTGCTCCTTATTTTGACGACTTTGAACCAACGAGCAACTACTATAAGGTCCTGTTCAAACCTGGATATCCTGTTCAGGCACGAGAATTAACGACTTTACAGTCAATTCTCCAGAACCAAATTGAAGATGTGGGTAATCACCTCTTCAAAGAGGGTGCTGCTGTCATTCCTGGTGGTG